TGCGATGCCAACCGCTACTGATAGCGGTTGTGAAGACAGCGGTCGAAGTGTTTGTCTTCTACGAGGGCAATCCAAAACGAAGTCATGTAAGCATTCGGAAAGCCTTGCGCCTTGAAGAATTCAGCGACGCGGGCACGGATTGGATTAGTCCGCGTGTTGCCACGCAAGGCTTGCGCCTTGGTGGTGGTGTTGCGAATCTCATCAAGTAGAACTTGAATCATCCGGTCTTGCGCGTCGCGCTCTTGGGCAGTTACTCTATTCCTCATATGTCACCTACCACAGAGCCGAGGAAAATACTCGCCATAGAAATGCACAGCGTAATAACAAGCAATAGGTCGAAATACATCCGGCTAATCACCTGATAATCCACTAGCACAGCAGAGACAAGAATGCCACAAAGACCAAGGGCAGACGCAATAACAAGGGCGCGAAAAACAAATACGGGTTTCATAAGAATCTCCAATAAAGAAAGAATAGGAAAGAGCCCGCCATGCTCATAACATGGCGGGCAGGACTTTAGCCGAGGGCTAAGAGGGCAGAGATCAATTTCTCGTCAGCGTCAGCAGTGCCAGCCTTGCACAACTCGCGTGCGCGGGCAATGATTTTGTCGCGAACAACAACGCGAGCCTTTTGCGCTTCTTCCACCTCAGGTTTTTCGCGTCGAGCCAACTCATTGTTGATCTCCTTGACAAGCGCGACCGACTTGTTGTCACCCGCTTCAAGGTGCGCCTTTTTCTTTGCGCGAAGATCATCGTTGGAATCCTCAGCATATTTCACGACTAACTCCTCGCGCTTCTTCGCCATGCGAACCGCGTCTTTGCTCTCCGCTTTTGGTCGCGTGTAGCCCGCTTCGCTCGCCAACTCCTTGATCGCAGACTCCCAGACTTTCTCAGCCGCTTCGATCGAAACCGCGCCCGCGTCATAAGCCGCACCCACATAGAACCCACGGATAGCCATGAACTCGTCATAAGGGATTGGAATGATCTTCTTGGGAGTTAACTCGTGATCGTCAGCGTAACGCATGACTTTGCCGTCAGCATCCAACTGCGCGATCCAAGCCAACAGGTTAGCATTCAACCGGCTCAACTCGTCGACAGACTTGCTGATCTTCGCAGTCTCTTTCTGCGATGCAAAGCCAATCTCCTTGATTGACGCTTCGACCTCTTCGACAGCGCGACCACCGATGAACAACAGGGTTTCCGCAACAGCGGAATTGATTTCAGTTTTTTGCATTTTGATCTCCAAATAAAGGACTGGCAATATCGCCCCGAACAAACCGAAACAGATTCGATTTGTTCGCGTCAGTAGCGGAGTTAGCATCTCCCCAACCGATAACTCTATTGTATAGATGTGGCATAGATTGTGGGGAAACCGCACAGCAATCACAGCAGTCAGGCAATCACGGAATAGGTTAATCCCGCCATGCTAAAGAAAGGGTAAAAAAAAATTTCGCCTCTTTCTCCGACCGCACCCCCTAATTCGAAAACGATTCGCGCCGGAGAGACCACCCCACCACCCCATTTCGCTACGGAAAGGAGGTACGGACCATACACAGTGTTTTGCACACCCGATGAGTAAAAATTAAAAGTGGGGGGAGGGGGTATATTTTTTAAGTATCAAGTCGTGCGTTTTAAGTATCTAGTACTCCCCCCGTCACTTTTATTTTTCCCCACCCCCCGGGGGGTATATAAATTTTTGGTAGAGTTGGTTTGTTGGTGACACGTAGTACGGGTTAGCGCCGTATTTACTGGAATTGTGCAAATACCTAGTAAGTTGAACGCCACTGCTTTATGTGAGCGTGTTGCCAACACCTATTTCTCTGCTATAGTTGCGCAAACAACGGAGTGCCCCTTTTCCTCCATGACGCTACAACTTAACCCTGATAAAACGGTTCCTTACCCCACTAGTCTGGAACCCGAAGTCGCTTCTACTTTGCACGAGAACATGCAGATAGCGGCGAACACGGCGGCTCTTCTCAAAGGATTAGGTGCACACGTAGACGATGACCCCGAAGCTGAAGAGAAAGCGGGCGAGGTTTTCAAAACATTCAACGAGTTGATCGTCGACCAATACGAGAAGGCTATGACTGCCGACGCCCCGCCGAAACGCGGGCGAGGCAGGCCGCGCAAAGAAGTAACTCCCCAAGACAAAAACCCGCAGACTCTGTACTCCCTGCCCGTCGCGGACCGCATAGGCAACATGCTGCGCGAGTACGACAATGAGTTTGTGGCTGATGCCTCTCAACTCAGGTTAGTGGTCACTAACAAGCTCCTTGACCTTGCGTCGTGCGGCGACCCCAAGATAGAAATAAAAGCAACAGAAATGTTAGGAAAGATCAGCGACGTCGGGCTGTTCTCTGAGAAGACCGAGATTACCGTTACGTATAACAACGTCGGCGATTTAGATCAGGCTATTAAAGATAAGGTGCGTAAGATGTTGCTGGGGCAAGGCGTTACTGACATCACCCCTATAGATATAGACCTCGATGCAGAGTTCGGTCCAACCGTTGGGCTAGAGATGGTCGAAGAGGTGCAGCCCGCCGAGCCCGAAGAAGAAGCGCCGCCCGCTGAGGACACCGATGCGTGACGTAACGCTCTCCGCACCGATGGATGCAGAGCTCAAAGCACTGCTGGCGAATCTGGGAAAGCTGACTCCAGCGCAAAAAGCTGCTGTATTAGACGATCTGAACAAGCGGGATGAGATGTTTGAGCGGCAACAGGCCCGCGATACGTTCATGGGGTTCGTTGATAAGGTCTGGCCTGAGTTTATCGGGGGTAGACACCACAAGATAATGGCGAAAGCGTTCGAGAAAGCCGTGACGGGCGGGTCGAAACGGTTGATTATCAACATGCCACCCCGCCATACCAAGTCAGAATTCGCTAGTTATCTACTTCCAGCGTGGTTTTTGGGTAAATTTCCCCACAAAAAGGTGATTCAGTGCTCGAATACGGCGGAATTAGCGGTCGGATTCGGTAGAAAGGTCCGAAATCTGGTGGATTCGGAGGAATATAAGGAGTTATTCCCCGGTTTAGAGCTAAGAGCTGACTCAAAAGCTGCCGGAAGGTGGAATACGAGTAAGAATGGTGACTATTTTGCGATTGGTGTAGGCGGAACGGTTACAGGTAAGGGCGCTGATCTGCTTATTATTGACGATCCGCACTCAGAACAGGAAGCCGCACTTGCTGCGACCAACCCAGATGTGTTTGATAAGGTCACGGAGTGGTATACGTCTGGACCACGCCAGCGTCTCCAGCCGGGTGGCGTGATTATTGTCGTGATGACGCGCTGGGCCATGCGAGATTTGACCGGTCAGGTGCTCAAAGCTGCCGCTGCCCGTGGTGGAGACAAGTGGGACGTGATTGAGTTCCCCGCGATCATGCCTAGTGGTAAACCCTTATGGCCTGAGTTCTGGTCATTGGCAGAACTAGAGGCGCTTCGCGAAGAACTCCCTAATGCGAAGTGGCAAGCTCAGTATCAGCAGAACCCTGTAGGTAATGAGAGTGCGATTATCAAGAGAGATTGGTGGAAGTGGTGGGAAGCAGACCAGCCTCCGCAGTGTGAGTACATACTTCAGACTTGGGATACGGCGTTTGAGAAGAACAATCGTGCTGACTATTCCGCTGGCACGACGTGGGGGGTCTTCACTAATGATGAGGACAACGGGTCTAAGAATCTCATACTGTTGAACACGTACAGAAAGCGTGTCGAGTATCCGGAGTTGAAGAAAGATGTACTACAGGAGTACAGGGACTATGAGCCGGATGGGGTTCTGATCGAGAAGAAGGCGACGGGCGCTCCGCTTATCTATGAACTAAGAGCGATGGGTATACCTGTACAGGAGTTCACTCCTAGTAAGGGACAAGATAAAATTTCCCGTTTAAACTCCGTATCAGACATAATTGCGTCCGGTAAGGTCTGGGTGCCGCGTACTCGTTGGGCTGAAGAGCTTGTTGACGAGGTTGCTGCGTTCCCCTCTGGCGAGCATGACGACTTGGTTGACGCGACAACATTAGCACTAATGAGATTTAGAGCAGGTGGTT